GATATGAGAAAAGAGTATGGCTAGTCGTTCGGATAAGCCGATAAAGCGTAACAAGAAAAATTACCGCCCCACTAAGTCTGGGGCGGGAATGACGGAAAAGGGCGTGAAAGCCCACCGCGCTGCAAACCCGGGATCAAAGCTTAAAACAGCGGTCACGGGTAAAGTAAAGAAGGGCAGCAAGGACGCCAAGCGCAGGAAGTCTTATTGCGCTCGTTCGGCAGGACAGATGAAGAAGTTTCCAAAGGCGGCTAAAGACCCGAATAGTCGTTTAAGACAGGCTAGAAAACGTTGGAAGTGTTGATGAAACAAGTGGTAGTTATTCTTCTTACGGCGGTTATTGGCGGCATTGGCGCGGTCAGTTATAGCTGGGCCACTTGGACAACTCAAACTTTAATCTCTGTAGATAAAAAAACAGAAGTTATAGCGTCAGAAATAGCGTACATTAAATCGTTTATGGAGCGTGATTATGGCTATATCCAGAGGTCAGATGGAACAGCAAGTGTCCAAGCCACCCGCTAAGACTCTCAAGGGTCTTACCTACTATAAAAGAGGTGGTAAGGCTTCTCCTAAATCCAAGGGCAGCAAGATTTGTCCTTCGGGTAAGGCTTGGGCGAAAAGAACTTTTGACACGTATCCTTCGGCGTATGCAAACATGGCGGCTTCAAAGTATTGCAAAGACCCTAACTACGCTAAGGGTGCAAAAGGCAAGAAGAAGAAGTCGTAATGGGCGAGTTAAAAAAGTGGCGCGACCAGAAGTGGGTGAGGATAGGAACTGATGGTAAAATCAAAGGTCCATGCGGTACTTCAAAGGACAAGAAGAACCCTGACCGATGCCTTCCGTTGGCTAAAGCACGTTCTCTTTCTAAAGCAGATAGAGCTTCGACTGCTAAGAAAAAGAAGAAAGCTGGCAAAAAAGGAAAAACCGTTGTCAGTAACACTAAGAAAGCCAAGGTCAGAGGCTATACCCTTGGGGGACAAGTCAAAAGGCCCTACCAAGGCGAAGGCAAAGAAGGCGAAGCGGTCGCGAAAGGCTGCGGACAAGTAATGGAATCTAGGCGCAAGAGTACCAAGGGCGCTGTTCGTCAGTTTTAAGGAGAAGTCTAATGGATATGAAACAACCAACAGAAGACCAGACTGGTCTTAAAAAGTTACCTGAGCCAGTTCGTAATAAAATGGGGTACATGAAAAACGGCGGCAAAGTTACAAGCTTTAAAAACGGCGGTTGTGTTATGATTAAAACTAATCAATCACCGAAGTTGTATTAATCATGGCTACTTCTGGGTCCAGAGATTTCAACATTGATGTTGGTGAGATTATTGAGGAAGCGTATGAGCGGTGTGGACTAGAGGTCCGCACTGGCTACGATGCTCGAACGGCGCGTAGGTCTTTGAACCTAATGTTTGCTGATTGGGCAAACCGTGGCATCAACATGTGGACCGTGGCGCAGGGAACTATAACGTTGACGCAAGGGCAGGCCACTCAGACGTTAACGGCGGATGTTGTTGATGTACTAGAAATTGTTCTTAGGCGCAGCAATACAGACTATGAGGTAGAACGAATTAGTCGGGGGGAGTATGCCACTCTTCCCAACAAAACCACGCAGGGTAGACCAAGCCAGTTTTGGTTTAACAGACAGATTGATCCTGTTATAAATCTGTGGGCCGTTCCCGAGAACTCTACAGATCAGTTAATCTACTACTATGTGCAGAGAATTGAGGACGCCGATACGTTGGTGAACACAACGGACATGCCGTTTCGGTTTTACCCATGTATGGTAGCGGGGCTGGCGTATTATATCGCTATGAAAAGAGCGCCGGAACGGATTCAACTTTTGAAGAGTGTGTATGAAGAAGAGTTCCAACGGGCCTCTGACGAGGACGAGGATCGTGTTCCTCTTAAACTTCAACCAAGCATTCAGTATCTAAGGGTGTGACATGGCCTATGCTTCAGACAAGAATGCGTATGGAATTTCGGATCGTTCTGGTTTTCGTTATAGACTGAGAGATATGCGAGAGGAGTGGACAGGGGCGCGTGTCGGCAAGGACGAGTTCGATCCAAAGCATCCTCAGCTATTCCCTCCCAAGGTAGGGGCTGATCCCCAAGCGTTAAGAAACCCTAGGCCAGAGTCTGGTTTGGAGGAGCAAAGAAACATTCAATACGGTTTTCGACCCGTTGGTTTTAACGGGGACGAGTCGTTGACTCCTAACAGGTTGAAATCTACAGGGGAAGTCGGAGAGGTTACGGTGGTCACGTCATGAGCTTTACATTTGCGCAGTTAAAAACAGCGTTGCAGGATTACACTGAGAACACGGAGACTTCTTTTGTAGCTAATCTCCCTCTGTTTATACGGGCAGCAGAGGAACGAGTTTTAAAATCTGTTCAGCTAAGTCTATTTCGAAAAAATGTTTCAGGTATAGCGTCTAGTGGAAACAAGTTTCTTGCGATGCCAAGTGATTTTTTAGCGCCATATTCGTTAAGCCTAAGAACTGTTACGGACCCAATAACCAGTGGCAGTGATTACGGATTTGTAGAGTTTAAAGATGTTAGCTTTGTTCAAAGCTATACCTCCGATCCTGCTACAACAGGTGTGCCGAAATATTACGCTACGTTTGACGTCAGCAACTTTATCTTAGCACCAACACCAAACGTTGACTATACGGCAGAGCTTCACTACTTGTACCGCCCCGCAAGCCTTACGGCAGGATCAGACAGTGGTACAACATGGTTAAGTGAAAATGCAGAGTTAAGCCTTTTGTACGGTTCGTTAATAGAGGCGTACATCTTTATGAAAGGTGAGCAGGACGTTATGGCTATGTATGACAAGAGATTTCAGGAGTCTTTGTCTGGTCTAAAGTTGTTGGGTGAGGCCAAAGAAACCACACAAGGTTACCGTGTTGGTCAAGTTATTAGGCCGAAACAATGAACAACATGTCTTTTGGAGAGTTTAAGGTTGATGTTCAAACCACAAACAATCGTGGTGCAACTCCTGAAGAGGTGGCTCACCGTTGCGTAGGTAAGATCGTTGCGTTCTCTGAGGACGCGCACCCTACGCTACGGGATCAGGCTATTGCTTATCGTGACAGCATAGAGAAGCTGCTGGTCATCTACATGAAACAGGCTATCCAAAGTGACCGTACTACGGTATATAATGCGATAAAAGAAGCGGGTCATTCTGATTTGGCCGAATATATAAGGAAAATGTAATGGCTTTTACGGGCAACTTCCTGTGTACTTCATTCAAAAAAGAATTAATGACAGCTACACATAATTTCACTGCGGCAAGTGACCAGTTTAAGATTGCTTTGTATGACAACAGTGCAAGTTTCACTGCGGCTACCACTGCTTACACAAGTAGCAATGAAATAACGGGAACAAATTACACTGCAAAGGGTCAGTTTTTAACAAGCGTAACGCCAACGACTACCGGCACAACAGCTCTGACTGACTTTTCTGATGAGGTGTTTTCTAACGTAACAATTTCTTCGGTGCGCGGTGCTTTAATTTATAATGAGGCCGCGTCAGGCGATCCGTCTGTTTGTGTTTTGGACTTTGGAGCCGATAAAGGTGCCACGTCTGGAGACTTCACTATCGTTTTTCCCACCGCTGACGCGAGTAACGCAATTATACGGATAGCTTAACATGGCAATATCTTTAGGAAATCGTGCAAAAATGTCTACCAGTACCACGGGTACTGGAACGATTACCTTGGGAAGTGCTGCAACAGGCTACCAGACTTTTGCTAATGCTGGAATAACCAACGGTCAAACTATTAGATATGCTATAGAGGATGGAACTAATTTTGAAATTGGCAGTGGGACATATACGTCAAGCGGCACAACACTTACTCGTTCGGTTACTGAAAGTTCTAATTCAGACAGCGCTATATCGCTTAGTGGCACGGCAGTTGTCTTTGTCACAGCCACAGTCGCAGATTTATTTATTAACGATGGGGCGTCCTCGTTAACAACCACAGGCGTTGGAACATTTGCTTCGTTAGACATTAGCGGAAACATCGACGTAGACGGAACAACAAATCTAGATGCTGTAGATATAGATGGCGCAGTTCAATTAGACTCAACTTTAACGGTGGGTGTTAACGATCAAGGTTACGATGTTAAGCTGTTTGGAGACACTGCCAGTGCGTTTATGCTTTGGGACACAAGTGCCGACGATTTAATACTTAGTGGGGCTGCGGGTTTGATTGTTCCTGATGGACAATTAACATTAGGCTCTACGGCACTTACCAGCACGGCAGCGGAGCTAAACTACAACGATACAGGCGCAGCGGTTGGAACTGTAGTTGCGTCCAAGACTGTTACCGTAGACGCCAACAAAGACGTTGCTAGTTTTCGAAACATTACTTTAACTGGAGAGCTAGACGCAGGTTCTTTAGATATTTCAGGTGACGCGGACATTGATGGTACGCTGGAAACAGATGCGCTTTCTCTTAACGGCACTGCGGTCACTACGACTGGGGCTGAGATTAATTTAATCGACGGTGGAACTTCGCGGGGTACGACTGCGGTTGCAAGTGGCGATGGCCTGTTGGTGAACGATGCAGGCACAATGCGTATGACCAACGTGGATACAGTGTCCACTTATTTTTCTAGCCACAGTGTAGGTGGCGGCAACATTGTTACTGTTGGGGCTTTAAACTCAGGTTCAATAACATCTGGTTTTGGTGCTATCGACAACGGTTCCAGTGCCATTACTACTACAGGTGTGGGATCGTTTGGTTCATTAGATATCAGCGGTGCTATCGACGTAGACGGGACCACTAACTTAGATGTAGTGGATATCGACGGTGCGGTGGACATGGCATCTACGCTTTTGGTCACTGGAGTAGCAACCCTCACTGCAAAGCCCATTGCTAACGCGGGTATTTCTGTAAAAAACGGCGCTACAGGCGCAGGCTTTGTAGAGTTCTTTGAAGACACTGACAATGGAACTAACAAAGTAACATTAATAGGCCCCGCGTCTACTGCGGATGTAACTCTCACGCTTCCTTCTGCAACTGGAATTGTAGCAACAACAGACGATGCGACAGCTTTGGCGATTGCGTTGGGGTGATATAGGAAAAATAAATGGCTAATACATTTAAGTTAATCACAAGAGATGTTGCTCCTGCAAGTTCAGGAACACCAGAAACTTTATACACGGTTCAGTCCGGTAGCACAGTTATTATTCTTGGGCTTACACTGGCAAACGTTCACACGTCACAGGTCACAGCATCTGTAACGATTGTAAGTACAACAACTCAAACCAGCCAAACTCAAAACACAACGGCGTTTTTGGTTAAGAGTGTACCAATACCTGTTGGGTCAACGCTTGCTGTTTTGGACGGAAAGATTAACCTTAACGTGGGCGATATCGTTAAAATTGATTGTTCTGTTGCGGATAAGGTTTCAGTAACCATGAGTTATATGGAGATTACATAATGGCTGGATACATTGGCGGCAAAGCGGTCAACCTTAGTACCTCTGGGGCTGATATTAGTGGTACAGCTAACCTAGACATTGTGGACATTGATGGTGCTGTGGATATGGCAACGACTGCCCTAGTAACAGGTGTCCTGACCACCACGGCTGCGCCTGTGTTTAACGGTGGTTTTACTGCAAACGATGGATCAACCATTACAACTGCTGATAACACTACGCAGCTTACACTTATTTCTACAGATGCAGATGCTAATAAAGGACCAGCCTTAGATTTATATCGTAACTCAGGTAGTCCCGCTGCTGGTGACGATACAGGTAGAATTAACTTTCAAGGCGAAAATGATGCAGACGAAGCAGTTACCTATACACAAATTTTTACAGAGATAGTAGCAGTAGGAGATGGTGTAGAGAGTGGCAGATATAAAGTAGGCGCAATGTTAGCAGGAGATTTTGCCAGTCGTATGGATATGACAGCATCTGAAACCGTTTTTAATGATGACAGTAAAGACCTAGACTTCCGTGTTGAGTCTGATGCCGATACTCACGCTTTCTTCGTCGAGGGTTCGACGGGCAACATAGGTATGTCATCTAGTAACCCAGACAGCAATACTCCACAGACACACAACCCCAATAAACTCAGCTTTGTTAATCATGCCACAGGCGGCACTCAATTTGTTGCAGGTAGGTCCGACACAACAGTAACCGCTGGTGAGTACATTGGTGGTTACTTATTCAAAACGAATGACAATAGTACCAATAAATTCGGCGGCATGATTGCCACAGCGGATGATACCGCTGGCAACGGAAACTTAGAGTTTTTTGCTGTAGGCAATGCCTATGAGTCATCAACCACCTCAGAGGGGTCTATGCAGCTTGATGACTCTGGCGATTTGTATATCAGGGCTGGAGGTATAAAAGTAGGCAGAAGTCACGGTAGTGTTTATACTTCGACAGAGGAAGCTATTACTATTTTCCATGCTGGGGATGGTAGTAACGACACCATAACTCAGGTTGTGGCAAGAGATGGCACTGGGAGTGACCAAGTATTTAGACACATGCGTCGAAACGTAGTTAAATCTAAGATTGAAGAAAACGGTGACTTTCAGTCAGCAACAAACTCCTACGGTGCTACATCAGATGGGCGTCTAAAAGAAAACATTGCTCCTGCCAGTTCCCAGTGGAATGACATTAAAGCACTGCAGTTCAAGAACTACTCTATGATTGATGCTGAGTTAGATGCACCAAATATGCTTGGCGTTATTGCTCAAGACCTTCAAGCCGCTGGTATGAATGGATTGGTGAAGCAGAACTTTAAGACTAATGCTGATGACGAACCAGTCTTAGATGCAGACGGCAATCAAGAAGAGTATCTTTCTGTAAAATACTCTGTGTTGTACATGAAGGCTGTTAAAGCACTGCAAGAGGCTATGGCTAAGATTGAAGCATTAGAGGCCAGAGTGACGGCATTGGAGGAAGTATAACATGGCTGGATATTTAGGCGCTATACCTGTCCCGCAGGCTACACAAACGCGACAGACCTTCACGGCTACCTCTGGGCAAACTAGCTTTGCTACGGCGGGCTATACGGCGGGCTTCGTGGATGTCTATATGAACGGCGTGAGGCTGGTCGATGGCACCGATTTCACGGCTACCAACGGTTCTGACGTTGTGCTGACATCTGGCGCTGCCACTGGCGACATCATCGATTTGCTGATGTTCACGGCGGTTGACCTTGCGACTGCGGTTGGCGGGGGTCGCTACAAAGGCGAGCGCGGTACGGTTGGCCCTGCGGCTGCGGCTGGTGACATCTTTCGTGTGTCTGAGCAAACCCTTAACACAAATGTAACCATCGACGCGACAGAGAACGCTTCTGCTACTGGCCCCTTGGCTGTAGCATCAGGTGTTACGCTAACAGTCGCAAGCGGAGGGAACTTGTCCATTGTCTGATATTAGAGCAAATACGATAAGCGCAGCAAATGGGACTGACCCCGTTACGCTGACTAAGCAGAGTGCTTCTAAGGCTCATTGTACTTTTAATGGCACTGGCACTATTGCTGTAAGTGGTACGAGTTTTAATATATCTTCACTAACGGATAACGGCACTGGTTTGTATCGCACAAATTTTACAAACAATATGGAAGATGGAGAGCATGTAGATGCTTTTGCTTGTCGTGAAAACACATCATCTGATGGCGGTGATATAAACAGGGTAGCTAATTACAATAGGGTAAGTCAGGCGGCTTCTTACACTGACTTAACTACACAAACAAGTTTAACAACTCCAGTTGATGTGGCTCGGATTTGTGTTGTTACGCATGGAGGTCTAGCATGAGTACACTAACGGTCACAAACATCCAAGCCACGGGTGAAACAGCTAGTCGTGCAGTGTCAGGCGTTGCGGCGGCGTTATTGTTTTATGGAAGCCAAGCTATAATTGGCTCAAGAAACATTAGTTCTGTAGCCGATATTGGCACAGGCCAGTTAACAATTAGTTTTTCAAACCACTTTGCAGATGACGATTGGGTTGGGCATCACACGACAGAAGATGAGCAGCCATATATAAACACAAACAGGACAGCCTCTGGGGTTACTTTAGTTAACAAAACCAGAACAGATGCTACTTCGGACTGTAGTGATGGAAATGCCACAATACACGGAGACTTAGCATGAGTACGTTAAACGTTTCCAACATCACCGATGGCACAGATACAGTCGGCACCAGCTATGTGGTCAATGGGTCTGCAAAGGCTTGGGTAAACTTTAATGGGACTGGGACCATTGCTATACGGGACAGCATGAATATTGGTAGCCTAACGGATAATGGCACAGGCGATTATAATGTTAATTTCAGTGCTAACATGGCAAACTCAAATTATTGCGCAGTTCTGGGTCATAGGGGCAATAGGCCCGGTGATGGCGATAACGGGCTGTCTGGTTATGCTGCATCAACTTATGAACTAAACTCACGCTCAGGAAACCAAGACTCTTCGAAAGAGGATAGTGACCGTATGCACAGTTCAATATTCGGAGACCTAGCATGAGCCACCTCTGGGATCGCCTAGCAGAAGCTAAGTCACGCCTTGCACCTGTGCAGTCGAAGTATCGTGTGCTGTTCGAAGACCCGACACAGCCTGATGCTCCTGCCGCTGTGCTTGTGCCTGACCCTAACTGGATGGCTGCTGCACTGGCTGGTGGTGTACTGCCACCCATCGACACATACCTTCGTGACCAGAACGTACCAGACGGACAGCCCAAAGAGCATCCGTATGCTGAGCCTATCCCTGCTATGACTGAAGAAGAGGCGATTGAGTACCTCATTATGAAAGACATCCCGCCGCAAGTGTGGCGTGACTACCAAGGCAACAGAGCAGTCATGAAGATTGTACCTGTAGAATTGATCCCATCGGATCGTAGTTTCCGCAATGCGTGGAAGATTAATCAAGAAATGGAGATGGCAGCATGACCACTTACATCAATATCAACGGTGATGTCCGTGAGGCATCTTCTCTGGTCGTACCAGCGGATCGCACCTTTCGTGGCGCTTGGTCATTTAATGGCGATGCTGTCGAAGTAGACATGACAGCGGCAAAGGCCATCCACAAGGACAACCTACGCGCAGAACGTGCGCCTCGCTTGGCTGACTTGGACGTAGAGTACATGAAGGCTCTTGAAGCTGGTACAGGCGCTGATGCTATTGCTGCACAAAAGGCAACGCTACGTGACATCACAGACGATGCTCGCATTGATGCTGCGGCAAACCCTGATGCGCTGAAGGCATTGGACTTGGCTACCCTGTTGGGAGAATAAGCTATGAGTAAAGCAAGACAAAACGCCAACATATCCCCTGCTGTTGGTCGCAATATGGTAATCAATGGTGCAATAAATGTGGCACAGAGATCAGCGTCAGTAACAGGCTTGGGTACTACTGATGGTTATTTTACTGTAGATAGATTTGCTTTAGCTGGAGGTAATACTGCCGGTCGTTTAACAATGTCACAAACAGCGGATGGGCCAAATGGTATTTCTGCTAATTGTCTTAAACTAGACTGCACTACTGCTGATACATCTATAGCTGCTTCTGAGTTCTTACATATTCAGCAGAGATTTGAAGGCCAAAACCTACAACGCATTGGTAAAGGGGTTGTTGGAGCAAAACAAATTACGTTAAGTTTTTACGTTAAAGCTAATGCTGCATTTACGTTTGGCTGTGAGCTTTTTGATAATGATAATACCCGACAAATAACTAAATTGTATAATACTACAACGGATTGGGTTAGACATGAAATTACATTCCCTGCTGATGTAGATGATGGTAGTAGTCCTTTTGATGACGATAATGCAGTAAGTTTATATTTATTATTTTGGTTACACGCAGGTTCTAATTATACAAGTGGCACACTAAACACAGCATCATGGGCTAATGTTACAAATGCTAATCGTGCCGCTGGCATAGACAGCTTCTTCAGCAGCACTGACAACAACTTTTTCATCACAGGCGTACAGATGGAAGTCGGCCCAGTGGCTACAGATTTTGAGCAAGAAGAAATAAGTACCACGTTAGCTAAGTGCCAAAGGTATTTTCAAACAGTATTAAAGGCTTATGGAGTTGTCCATAGTTGCAATACATCAGGAAATGCCTACGCTAATATTAATTTTGTTTCAAAAATGAGAGCAGCCCCTTCTATCACAATGGGTGCTGCAAATACAGCTCAACTGTACGAGAAAAATGCAAACAGAGGGGTATCTGCATTTACTGCCCAAAATATTCAAGCTGAGAATTACCAGCTTCACACGCAAACAAGTGGTGCAACGGCAGGTAGTGCAGCACATCTGGATATTACCCCGTTACTTTATCAAGCCGATGCGGAGTTATAGTTATGGATAGTTCAATGACAATTTTATCGGCACAATATATAGCAATAGATAATGTAAATGATACAGTTAAAGCCACTATAGACGGACAAGAGCTATCAGTCCCACTAGACCCAGCCAACAGACACTACGCAGAGATACTACGCCAAGTAGAAGCTGGCACACTAACCATTGCAGATGCTGACTGATGTTAGGTTTTTCCCCACTAGCTGACAACTCTATCGCGGGGTTTGACACGCTAAACTCTACGGTGACGGGAGTTCAAGCTACTGGTGCCGTGGGAACAGTAAGCGTTGACACAGAAATATCTGTAACAGGCGTTCAAGCCACAAGCGCGGTTGGAACGGTCAGCGTTTCTGCAGAAATATCTGTAACAGGCGTTCAAGCCACGGGCCTTATTACGAAGGCACTTGTTTGGGGACAGATTACACCTTCTCAGTCTTCAAGTTTTTCTGCGATTACACCTTCTCAGTCTTCAAGTTTTTCTGCGATTACACCTTCTCAGTCTCCAAGCTGGGAGGATATCGCTGCGTAGTTGCTTAGAAGCAGAAGTATGGGTATAGTATATTTAAATTTATGGTTGAGGTCACATCATGGCTACATACACTAGCGCCAACGCAATTAAAAAAATATCTACTGGTGATGAATCAGGCACATGGGGCGATAGCACCAATAACAACTTTGATATTATAGATCGTGCGGCCAACGGCTTTGTTTCGATTGCTTTGTCCAGCACTTCTTACACGCTGTCGTTGTCCACTACGGCGGTCCTGTCTGATGGTCATTACAAGGCTGTAAACTTTACGGGAACTCCGGGCGGTACATGCACTGTTACTTTAGAGCAAAACAACAAAGCTCGAATGTACATGATCGTTAATAGCACAAACCAAAGTTTGTCCATTACGCAAGGGTCTGGTGCCAACGTCACGATAGCCGCTACAAAGTCGGCTATTGTTCTAGCTGACGGCGCGGGTTCTGGGGCCGCAGTCACAGATTTCACAGCGGTTCTTAGTGCGCTGACGGAGCTTGATGTAACTGCGGGTACAGTTAGTGCCAGCAAAGCGGTTGTTGTTGACAGCAACAAAGACATTACGGGCTTTAGAAACGTCACAATGACGGGCGAGTTGGACGCGGCAACGCTAGACATTAGCGGTGACGCGGACATAGACGGGACCACAAACTTAGATATTGTGGACATAGATGGCGCGGTAAACATTGCGGCTGCTACAACGATAGCCACCAATAATAAAATACAGTTTCGTGATACGGCTATATATATTCAATCCAGCGCGGACGGTCAGTTAGATATTGTTGCGGACACTGAGGTGCAGATTGCAGCAACCACGATTGATATAAACGGTGCGGTGGCTTTAAACGGTGCGATTACAGGGGCTACTAACATTGCCCTGTCAGGTGCGATTACAGGGGCTACTAACATTACCCTGTCAGGAGAGTTAGACGCCGCAACCTTAGATATATCGGGTAATGCGGACATTGACGGCACTCTTGAGACTGACGCTTTATCCCTCAACGGCACCGCAGTTACTAGCACCGCAGCAGAATTAAACGTAATGGACGGTGGAACATCTGCTTCTAACATTACTATCGTAGACGCAGATCAGTTTGTTGTAAACGACAATGGCACGATGAAGCAAGTTGCTGCTACTAAAGTAGCGGCTTATACGGCTCCTAGCACAACTTATGGAGATGTTGGCACTTACGTTTTTGCCAACCGATTTACTGTGCTAAGTGGTGCGATTGTTCCCGGCGACACATATGCAGGTAGCACTCTCAAGCCAGCCGCAACAGATAGTGCTCAAGGGGTCGGGAATGCTCTATCCGGCACTTGGCGAGCAATGGGATATGCGGGTGGGCGACAAGGGTATTTTCCAACAACTCTCTTCGTGAGGGTGTCATAATGCCGCTTACAGACCTTAAATTTAAACCCGGAATAAACAAAGAGATTACGCCGTACTCTGAAGAAAACGGTTGGGTTGATTGTGATAAGGTAAGGTTTCGGTTTGGCTTTCCTGAAAAGCTAAACGGTTGGGAAAAAAATTCTAATAATGCTTTCTTGGGCCTGTGTCGTGGATTGCATGAGTTTGTTGCCCTAAGCGGCGAAAAGTTTCTAGGCGTTGGAACTCAAGAAAAGTTTTACATTAAACAGGGTACAGCATTTAAGGACGTTACCCCTATTCGCCTTACTACTAGCGCAGGAGACGTTACATTTGCTGCAACAAATGGATCGGCTGTTCTCACTGTAACAGATACAAATCACGGCTGTATAGTAAACGACTTTGTAACTTTTTCTGGCGCGGCAACATTGGGCGGAACAATTACAGCAAACGTCTTGAACCAAGAGTATCAAATTACAGAGGTTGTAAACGGAAGCACGTACAAAATATCGGCTAGAACCGTTAGCACAATAGAAAGTATTACGGTGTCTGGTGGTATAAGCGCCACAGCGGTCAATGCTAATGGCAGCGATACGGGTAACGGCGGCGGTAGTGTTGTCGGCACTTATCAGATTGGCGCAGGATTAAACTCTTCTGTGCAAGGCGGCGTTGGTTGGGGCGTTGGACTTTGGGGCGGCACAACAGATGGTGCGTTGGTTGGTCAACTTAACGAAGCCTTAGATACCAGCGAGACTACGATCACCTTGGATAGCACAACGGGCATTGTGGCTAATGACGTTATACTTGTGGACTCTGAGTTAATAAAAGTGGGTGGAATTAGTAGTAACGATTTAACTGGCTGTACTCGCGGTCACTTAGGAACCACTGCCGCTACTCACGCTGATAATAGTGTCGTTCTTTTAGCTGTTGGCAACGCGGCAAGTTCAAACGACTTTGTTGGTTGGGGTCAGCCGATAAATACAGATTCAGTAAGTGCCGCAAGCACACTGCGTATTTGGACCCAAGATAACTTTGGTGAAGACTTAATTCTTAATGACCGTAACGGCTCAATCTATTATTGGGATAAAACAAACGGCGTAGGAACACGAGCCAAGGCTCTAACAGATAGCGGCTTGAGCCTCGGAACGCGCACCTCGGTTCCTACAGTGGCTTTACAGGTGTTACTCTCCGACAGGGATCGTCACGTTATTGCGTTTGGTGCGGATGGCCTTGGTGCATCCTCAACGGCCACTGATGGTGATGGGACTCAAGACCCTTTGCTTATACGGTTTAGTAGTCAGGAAAACCCTGTCCAGTGGTATCCAACAGCCAGTAATACAGCGGGTGATTTGCGCATAAGTTCTGGCTCCACTATTGTTCAAGCCGTTGAAACACGTCAACAAATACTTGTGTTTACAGATGTTTCTATTCACGCGATGCAGTTTATTGGGCCACCGTTTACTTTTGGCATTAACTTAATTTCTGAAAACATTACAATCGCTAGTCCCAAAGCTGCAATCGCGGTTGATGACCAAGTATTCTGGATGGGTGACGCAGAGTTTTACGCTTACTCAGGTGCAGTGCAGCGAATACCCTGCACAGTCAGGGACTTTGTGTTTGACGGCATGAACAGGGACCAAAAAGAAAAGGTTGTAGCTGGGGCTAATGTTTCCTTCTCGGAAGTGTGGTGGTTTTATCCTTCTAACGATGCTGGCAACACCGAGAATGACCGTTATGTAGTGTATAACTACATGGAAAAGCTTTGGTTTATAGGAACTTTGGGACGCACTGCGTGGTTAGATCGTGGTATCTCTGCGTTTCCGATTTCTACATCTACAGATAACTTTTTGTTTGACCATGAAAAAGGAACTGAGGACGATGGGTCAGCTATGTCCACGTTTATTGAGTCTGGTGACATGCGTATATCACAAGGCAATCAGTTTTCATTTATCAGTCGTGTAATTCCTGACGTTAATTTCAGGGAAACTACGGACACATCTACGATGAATTTTATTTTGGAAACAAAGAACTTTCCGGGCCAAGTGGATCAGAACTCTTCTACAAACGCGGTTGCAAAAACGTCTGCAACTCCCATCGACCAGTACACAAACCAGTATTTTACACGGTTGCGAGGCCGCAGCTTTACGTTGAAGGTGCAGTCCACTACGGAAAACGTGCTTTGGCGCTTGGGTGTGCCTCGTATTGAAATAAGACCAGACGGGAGGCGCTGATGGCTACACCTACTCCACTTCCATTTTTTCCTGTTGCGCCTTTGGACTATGACCAACGTTATCTTAACGAAGTCGTGCGGTCTTTCTCCACTTTCCTAGCGCAATACAATGCGTCTCAACAGGACAGCGATGAGAATAAAGCTACCGCAGTAGGGTGGTTTATGGGCTGATGGCAAATGTTTATGTAAATGCAAAAGTTGACCTTACGACAACGGACGTGACCACACTTTATACGTGTGGCTCTTTTTCTACCGCAATTATAAAATCTATTCTTGTGTCAGAGGATAGCAACAACGCGGACACGTTAACGTTAACGTTGACCAACGGGTCAAGTGTATTCAGCTTGTTCAAAGACAAAGCAGTGGGGGCCAAGGGTACAGTTGAATTATTGACCGCACCGCTTGTGGTTCAGGCAGATGAAATTTTAAAAGTCACGGCAGGGACAGCAAACAGGTTGCATGTTGTGGCTAGTATTTTGGAGATATCGTGATAATGTGCGGTCAATTCATAGTGGTGGTTTGGTATGGGCATTAACTTTGGTGGCATTCTAGGAGGCATTGCTGGGCTTCTAGTCCCCGGAGCAGGAACCTTCTTGGCTCCTGCTATTGGTGCAGGGTTAGGCACGTTGGCTGGTGGCGGAAGCTTTAAGAACGCTATTAAGTACGGGCTTCTGGCTGGCGGTGCTAACACAGCCCTCGGGGGTGGTATTGGTACTGCCCTTCAAAACTCACCAATGGGTAAACCACTTAGCGCTCAGTTAGAAAAGTTAGGTTTCATTGGAAAGCCTATGAGCACAATAGCGGGTCCAGAGAAGAAAGGTATTCTTTCAAATCCTCTTGCTCAAGCGGTTCTTCTATCGTCAATAGTACCAGAACAAAAGACGTCTCCTTTAAGTACTGAAGGATACGATGGGACGAGTATAACTGAAAAGGAAAAGAAGGCTCGTTTAGACAACCTCTACGCAAGTTATAATGATGGCACGAGGTTTAGCACTCCTGAAGAACGGGACGAGTACGACAGGCAAATTGAGGAGGGGGATGATATTTCTCCTTTTGAAACACAATACGCGGCAAGGGGTGGTCTGATGGGGGGCCTAATCGAAGGCCCCGGAACAGGGACCAGTGATGATATCCCTGCAATGATCTATCAGGATGGCAATCCCGTTCAGGAAGCAATGCTTTCAAACGGGGAAGTTGTTCTGTCTCTAAAGGACTTGAGAAATATAGGTGGCGGAGACGCCGAGATGGCAGGCAAGATGATCGGGGATGCGCCCAACGGCACCCGAGGAGCCGTAGCCGCCAAGCTATTTAGAAACATGCAGGAATTTAAAAATGTCTAATACAGTAACACAGATTAGCAGGACCGAGATTCCTGACTACCTTCGTAAGTACCAAGAAGAAATACTGGAACGAGCGCAGGCTTTAGGTAAGGACGATGGTTTTGTTCTGCCAGAGTATAATGTTGCGGGTCGAAGTGGTTTGCAGCAACAAGCCTCGGACCTTACGGCTTCCGGTTTAGGGGCATATGCTCCTATGTTGCAGGCTGGAACAAATACACTGGGCGCAGGCATTGGCACCATGTATGGAGCAACAAACCCGTTAAACCAAGCTATGGGTTCTATCGGCGGCACGGGTCAGGCGATTAGTGGTATTCAAGGGGCCGTTGGTCAAGGGTACTCGGACCTTGCAGGAACGGGCGCACAGTTTGACCCGAGTAACATTCAACAGTTTATGGACCCGTATGAGGATCAGGCTGTTCAGCAAGCTATGACGGACATTCGCCGTCAGGGTGATCAGCAACGTTCTGGCATTGATGCTCAGGCTACTGCGGCTGGAGCGATGGGCGGGTCTCGACAGGCTGTTCGTCAGGGCCAGTTGGATGAAAGTATTTTAAACCAGCAAGGTCGCACTGCGGCAGGCATGCGGCAGGCTGGGTATCAAGGTGCCGCGCAACGTGCGCAGCAAGCTTACGAGCAGTCTATGGGCCGTCAGCAACGTGCTGCGTTGTCGGGTGCGCAGATGGGCATTCAAGGCGGTCAGGCTTCGGGGCAGTTGGGTCTTGGTGCAGGAAGTGCGTACAGTGGGCTGGCTGGTCAATATGGCTCCTTGGGCCGTGGTCTTGGGTCCTTGGGCATGCAGCAAGCGCAGCTTGGCGAGACGGCTCAGGGTCTTGGGTTTAAAGACATCAACATGCTTAGTACGATGGGCGGTCAAGAGCAGGCACAACAGCAGGCTATGCTGGATGCGCAGCGTCAGAACCAATACCAAAATGTTATGGCTCCGTATCAACAGCTTGGGTTCTACTCGGACATTTATCAGGGTATGCCCACGGCGCAGCAGACATTCTCGCAGCAACAACAACCAAGCCCGAGTGCGATCTCGCAAATTGCGGGTCTTGGAATGGGACTGTACGGTCTACAACAGTCAAATATGTTTGGAGGTTCGAGATGATTAATATGTCACGAAACTTTAATGGATTTGGTATGATGCCTTATCGTCCTCAGCGTGATGTTCCTGATTATGCTTTAAACAAGAACAGTGGTGGCATAGATCAGTACGGCGAGTATTTAGAGCAGACTTATGGTGTTCCTGCGATTTCTGCAGCGCAGAATTTTGATCAGAAGCGAGATGACTTTTTGCAAAACGTTTCTCAGCAGGAGCAGCAGACATTTGGCGGTGGCATGAACAGTTTTGCACCAAGCACTAGCCCCCAACCGTCTATGGGGCGTCCTATGTTTAGCGGACAGGTTATTGGCTCGCCGTTTGGAGGCTCTGTTGGTAGTCCCTCCGCCAATCAGTCACTACCTTCCAGTCCGTATGAATCGTTCTTTGGAGGCATAGGCACACCTAATTTTAATGTACATACTTTTTTTCAAGAAGGAGGTTCCGTGTCAGGTCCTCCCCCGACACACGGTCCTAACGCAAACGGTGTTTCAAACAGGGGCATGTTCAAGAACCGTGACTCTCGAAAAAAGTTGGCTCAAATGGGTGGCATTCTTAGCTCGTCACCGGAGCTACAAGAAACAGCCATGACGTTTGCGAACGGTGGTGGTGCTGATTTACCGGACTACATTATTAATGTTCCGGGTCTTACGGCTGAAGGTGAGTATCTGCGGATTAGTTCTGCCACTCTTGAGAAATTAAACAACGCTGTGCCCGAGGTTATGGCTAACGCTAGTATGGTTTCCCCTGTTGAAATGGTTATCTCTGAGGGCTTTAGCAGTCTTGTAGCTAACGCACGACCCGGAGATGCGGTGGTTGGAACTCGGGTCAATAGACTTCGGGAGCAACGCGCAGCGTCTGATCCCTCTCTTGTGCCTATGCCTCCTGAGATAGAGCAGGTTAGTTCCCCTGAAGATGTGTTTGCAGCATCCAACGCTGCAAATGACGCTAGAGATAATAGGGTAGCTCGTTCTATTGCGGCGGCGAATAATGAAGACTTGACTAGCCCAGCGCAGTTACGTGCTGATCCTCTTCAATCGAAAGAAATATTGGGAGACCCTTACGCTGGAGATATTTTTTCCGATGACCGGATTAGGGTTAGACCTCGTGAAAATGTTGGCGGTGGTATAGAAGCACAAGACGCGGCTAACTTTGAAAAAGAAAAGATTAGTGCTGCTTTAATTGAAAGCCTAGCGCCTAACAATGCACAGGGACAACCGGGAGGTATTCTTGGTAAAAGGTACGCTGAGTCCGATGATGATCTGAGAATGATAAATTCTCAAAGATATATAGAGTCTCTTATTAAAGGTAATCCTTTCAGCGGTGAGTTGTCTCCGTCACAAACAGCACGTAATCAAGAGACTCTTAGGAATACGTTAGGACGGGAAGAGATTGCGCAGCAACGGGAAGACAGCACCGAGGCTGGAAGAATAATTCGGGATGCAGCGGACACACGCGAGGCGTTTAGTGTTCCGTTGGAGTCGGGCATAGCGAAGGCTGTTCCAACAGAAGTTAATTCTGACGCAGAGCGTCTTATACAGGCAGAGCGCGAAAGAATTTTAAAGTTGCAGGCATTAAATAAAATGCGGAAGCCGACAGTAACGCCTGCCGAAGAGTTGCAAGCGGTTACTCCAGACATTGCTGAGTTTGCAAAGTACGCAGATCAATATACAAAAATGCGTGATGATCGTGAAGTTGACATGGCTGTTGAAGCTGCAGAACGTGATGAGAACGCTAGGATTGCAGCTAGAACAGAAAAACAAGAGGCATTAAATACGTCTGAAAAAGAATTAGCGGAAAGATTAGATACAGAAGGTAGCATTTTTGATACTGCCGGAGACTACATCACTGAGTTTTTCTTAAACCCAGAGATACAGGAAAAAATTAATAGCGCGATTGAACAGTCTCAAGCGGCTACTGCTGAAGCTGTTCAAAAAAGAGTTGGCCCAGCAATCGCCGCCTCCGAAGATGCTGTTCAGGCTCTTGGCAATGAAGCTGCAATAGATGCAATGGATGCGCGTAACGAAGCGGGGCCATATAGAATAGCTGGGAAAGGTTTTACTGGGGACGGCAGCGAAGTAGACGTTAAGATTGAAGCCGACCCTGAAGGAGCAGGGACCGTAAGTGCAGACCCTCTTAAAGCAGTAGTTCCTATTGCAAAAACTGTAACCGAAGTGGCAGCGGCTATGTCTGGTTTGGGTCCAGATGTGTTGGGTGATGATGTAAAAGGTGTTTCTAAATCGGTTGGAGACGCTGACCAACAACTAGCCGAGGAGCAAGTCTCCGCGCAAGACTCGGCTGAGGATTTGTTGAAAGAACTTTCTGCGGAAAGGGCTACCAACGAACAAGAACAGCGTCAGGTAGAAATAGAAGAGGAAGTAGACAGAAAGGTTGTCTCACCTCCTGTGACCCCTACAATTACACCAGCGATTAAGGAAAAAATTACTACGTTAGGCGCAAATGCAGACTTGGGCGAAAACTTTGGTGGTGACGGCAGCATTGGAGACTTAACCAAGGATTATGTAAAGCTGCTCAAAAGCCTGCTTGGAGAGTCAGACGAGGACAAGGCTGCGCGTAAGGGCGAGTTGTTCATGCTCATGGGTGCGGCGTTGATGTCGGGCAAGTCTTCGAATGCCCTGACCAATATCGGTGCTGCCTTGCAGATCGGTGCTAAGTCCGCGATCCAAGATCGCGCCACCCGCAAGAAGCGTGAGGACACCATCGGTCTCAAAGGCTTTGAGATGGCTGCAGACCGCATCGCGAAACGTGACGCCTTGGAAACGACCTTAGCGGCTGAAGGAAGGGACGAGCAAAGAAGGCTAAGGGCAACGGCAGCGCAAAATAAAGAACGACGAGACTTTGAAACTTGGAAACTTTCAAACAAAACGTATTTTGGCTCTGCTCCATACAAAGCCGTAGATGCGAACTTCAAGGCCCTTTTAAAAGCAGGAAGAGACAGTGCGACTATTGACTTAGTATCAGGGGAAAGTCCAAGAGATTACGCATTAAGAAAACTTAGTGAACTTTTTGAGCCGGACAATATTGCATTGTATCTTTCTACAATAAACGCTCTTCCATCAGGAGCAGATGGCGGCGGTGGTCAAGAAGATAGCGGCGACTTTAAGATTTAGTAGGATTAAACTATGGCTACTTTTGAAGAATTAAGACGGGCTTCGAATGCAGCGTTTGATGCTGGTGACGAAGAAAGAGCAGCGAACTTAAAGGCTGACGCCCTGCAAGCCAGAGAGTTTGAAACCCTACGGTCTCAATCGAACGCTGCCTTTGACGCCGGAGATGAAGACTTGGCCCTAGAACTAAAGGACCAAGCTCTTTCTATCCAGAAGGGCATGACCGAATCTGCCTTCACCGGAATAGGTCGTGGCATCAAGGCCGCTCCTGTAACAATGGCCCAAGGGTTGTTGGAGATCGGGGCCGCTGGCATAGATGCGTCTATAGGTTCTAACTACTCTCGTGGTGTGACAGAATCCTTTGAAGAGTTTAAGAAAAATAACGACCTCAACCCTAACACCGCTGCGGGAGAAATCACCGAGGAGATCGTGGCCTTTGGCTTGGGGTTTATTCCTATTGCTGGCTGGCTTGGTCGTGCGGGTTCCGTTGCTAAGGCAGGGCGCATTGCTAGACCATCGAAGAGCAGGTTTCTAAAGTCGGCAGAGTCGTTTGGTGATAGTGCAGCGGGTCGTGCTATGCTCAAAAATAGAACGAGGTTGGCTGGAACAACGGCACTGGCTGCGGTTGGATATGAAACTCTAATAACGCCCGATGGTCGCGCTACATTGTCGGACTCCTTTGATGTGTTTCCCGATTTCTTAAAGACCGAAGAGGACCTCAATCTGTCAGGCAGTGCAGAAGGCGGACGCAAACTTCGCAACAAACTTCGCAGCGGCTTTGAAGCAGGGGCCTTTAGCCTTGGATTTGACATGGCCCTGCCCGTGGTGGGCGGTGTGGCAAGAGGCATTGGTGCAACTCCCGTTCTAGGTGACGGCATCTCGGCCCTTGCTCGTGGTACAAACAACGCCTTCGGCTTGGCGTTTAATTACCTTGGTAACACGGTGGTAGGAGAGAAGATTGGCAGGGGGTACAACAAGTACCTTACGGCTTCCGGTGGCGTTGATGCCAAGCTCTTTGAGGGGCAGGAAGACACGATAGCCATGAACCAAACTGCTAAATCCTTAGCCGTCTCTTACTTTTCAAGCTTTGATAAAGAGCTTTCTAAGTTTATTGGCACAACTGTTAGGCCCGGAAAAAAGAAAAACCTAATAACAGCCGCAAAAAATAACTTAGAACATTATTTAGACACAGGGGATACTGCCTTTTTAAGAATAGGTGACGAAGGTAGTGCGCCTCTTAGCGCAGAGGCTATAAAATCTGCGAAACGTATGCTTGACTTAAACGTAGAGCATCAAGACAGGATACTTGTAGAGGTTGAGTCAGAAATAGACCGCCTGTCTGAGATGGTCTCATCGGATGTTCCAGTAGGAGACATGCCTACTGGGATGTCCTTACAAAAGCTGCGGCTAGAGAAAGTTCGTGACACTATTAGGGAAAACCTAACTGCAAACGAACAGATGCAAAAGGCGTATCTTCGGCGCAGGTTTGACGTTCACGAGAACCCGTTGTCTTTTTACAAGAACGGGATAGACGAGAGCGGGAAAGACTTTGCTCAAGGGTTGAACGACATTGAGCATTTTATTCGGCAAGCTCCAGAAGAGTTTGGGACTACCGCTGATCCTGCGGCGGTGAGCAGCACGGCTCGTAATGTGTTGTATGAAATCTTGGGGTTAAGCGGCGTCAAAGAAGGCATGTCTGTAAACGATGCCATGAAACAAAAAGTTCTGGCGTTAAAGACGGCTCGTAACAACTACGTTTTGCCCGGATCATCAAAGGTTGATCTAGCTACTGATATGTTTATTGAACGCAAAGCTTTGATTGATACATCTCCCTCGCTTCAAAAACTTATGGGCATGCGAAACGATGTGAAAGAAAGTTACATCAACACCATAGATGACCTGTCCAGAACCGTGGGCGGTCTCAAGTTCTATCGCGACTCCGCAAAGAATGTTGCAGACGGTGGCCTGACTATGGCTGAAGACGCAGGTATGTCGGCTCTTGCAAATGGCGGTCGCCCAACATTCATTCGGTTAAACATGAAACCCGAAGACTATGCTCAGGCAGAACTAACTGAGGTAGGGTCTATGGCTAGGACAACCAAGGACCGCGCACAAACGTTGACTGATCTGGGGTACGTTAGCCTTGGTCAACAAAACCCTAACCAAGTGTTTCAGGGAAACTTCGGAGACTTATCAGGGGTCTATGCTGCTCCGGAAGTCTACAGTGCAATCACAACTCCGGGCCGTCTGGGTCAGACTGTGTTGAATGAAGTGGCTGCTCTTGCGGTTCAGGCCAAGGGCCTGTCGCAGAAGATGGCTATCATTCCAAACCCGTTGTCACAGGTCCGAAACATCTTGGGCAACATTCAGATGATTGGTGCGCAGGGGCTGCTTGGCAGAGACTTGGACTTCTTTGATACGTTCGCCATGCATGCCGCCAACATGAGTAACTTGGATGACGAGGG